GCAGCAGCGGCCTCTTCAGCACGACGCTGGGCCGCAACCTCCTTCAAGAACTCCCGCCGGTCTTTGCTATCCGGCGGAGGCATCGCCTCGTTGGGAAGTCGTTTCGCACTCGCCATCAGCACTTACCGCCGTAGGCCATCTTGACCATCTTGCCCTTGGTCTTGCCCTTGCTGGCAACGCCGTCAGCACGGCTCGAAGCGGAACCGCCCTTAGAGTAGGCCATACCGCCCATTTTCATGCCCATAGGCTTGGCCATAGCGCGACCCATCTTGTCGGCCATGTCGCCACGCATCGGCATAGCGCGACCCATCTTGTCCTTCATACCTTTCTTCGCCTTCATCTTCATCTTCATGTTCATCATTTCAATTTACTCCTGAATTTACGACCTTTGTCGGCCTTGGTAAATTCCTTCGCCACCTTGGTCGGGACCCCGACTTTTTTAGCGAAGGTTGGATTATGGGCGGCTGCCCGCATCAGATTTGCCTGTGCTTTGGACTTGCTTGGCATCTCAGCACTTCCATGCCCTGAGCGACTTGTTGATCCGGCTGTTCGGGTCGTTTGCCGTCTTGGCACTTGTCAGTTTCTTCTTCATGCCTGTCATACGGGCACAGAATGACTTCTTGCGAGGCCCACCTTCCGGTTGAGGGCGCTTCAGACCCGGCTTGCCGGGGTTGGCTGCGTTATACGAAGCCCTGCCTTTGGCATTCAATCCGCCAGCAGGATTTTTCCCTTCCTTGCGCTGCCAAGCAGGGGTCTTAGCCATAAATCACCATCGTCGAGATAACGGCTGACGGGACGATGTAGATGCTGGTCTGAAAAAGCAGACCCTCACCGGGCAACAGCACGTAGTCCGGCGCAGTGGAACTCGCCTTGGTGTTCACTGCAATCTTGACCGGGCCGCTTGCCCCACCGTCATAGAACGTCACGGTGCCTGCGCCGCTATCTGGGACGATGTAAATCGCCTTTACACGAGAGCGACCAATAACAAGGCTATTTTGATCTAACAAGTCACCCGCAGTCGTAGCAACTTTGCTGGCTAAGACATCTGTCTGCATACCCATTCTGAGTCTCCTGTAATGGATGAAGGGGGCTTACGCCCCCCACGAAATCTTACGGGACGAGACTGGCGTACAGGCCGATGTAGAGCGTGGTGCTGCCGATGAGAACCGGAATACGACCTGCCTGAACCGATACCGTGCCCGAAACCGAACCGGTCGTCAGTTTAGTGCTGCCAATCGTCAGAGTCGTGCAAAGCAGGTTGGTGATGACGGCGGAATCGCCAGCAATTGGGCCTTCAAAGCCATTTGCCGAAGTTACCGGCCCCGTGAATGAAGTTCTAGCCATTGAAAATACCTCACATGCGAGTCAAGCCTGCCAGTCTGCATGTCGTCAGTCGGGGCTGTCTGGCAAGCGGATTTTTCCCGATGACTCTATATACGCCGTGACTTGGGGGATGTCAACAAGTTGGTTTGACTTTCTCAAATTCTCTTCCCGCGTGATAACTCGCAGGTTCCAAGGCACGTGCAGCCCGGACACGCTTTCGCCATTTAACGGGATGATGTGATCCACGACATATGGCACTTTAGTAATACGGGTCACTGTCATGGCGTCGATGTACAACTGCCGCATCGCCCGTTTTTGCTCCGCAGTAAGCCATTTGGGGGTGGCGTTACGGTGTTTTCTACGTCTAGAGCGGGTCAATGCCCGATACATATCAGGATTGTTTTGTTTATGTTTTTTACGATACTCACGCCTAATTTCATTTGGGCGAGCAAGGGCTTTGAGTTTGACTAGCCCTTTGTTCTTTTCGTAATACTCCTGTTTGGCTTTTTTGCCTGCTTCAGATTGATTGTATTGCCTGAAGTATTCGGCACGGGCAACGTTACCCTTTTCCCATTCAACCTTTAGGCATTCCACACAAGCCCCCTTGGTCTTGCGCGGGGCGACATGACCGTGTTTGCACGGCGCCCCCGTGAAGTAGTACTTGGCACCTTTGGCTTTAGCCTCGGCGCGGGATTTGGGCAGCGTTGAAGTATCCATCTTTACCTCTAGGACTTTGATACAGGTAAAGACTAACTTGGCTAATTTAGAACGTCAAGACAAAAAGAAAGGGGGCCGAAGCCCCCCTTCCAATCAGCGTAATATACTGATTTATCAGGACGAACCCGGCGAACCAAACATACCAAGGGGGTCCGACCAGCCGAACGAGTAACGCTCGCGGCTCTTATAACGGACATTCCCGGTATCAAAGTCACCGTCCATGGAGTTCTGCAGCGGGGTACGAACGAAGTGCTTCATACCATTCGGAACGTCCGTGGTCAGGAACCAAGCGTTCGTATCCGTCAGGTAGTGATTCACCGTGTAGCCACCGGGAATCGACCCCATCGCCTTGAGGGCGTTGATGTCGTTGTCAGCGGTCGCAACACGGAGTTCCGTGTCGAGGAGTCGCTTGGCAGTGAACATCAGCGCCGGGGGCACGATGAGTTTACCGGGTTTCGCCGCGATGAGCAGTCCACGCTCGTCGGTCCAACCAGCAATCTGGATGACAGCCGCTTCCAACGAAGTCTCGTTGAGGTCAGAAGCCGTCAGACGGTTGCTGTTGGTGCCACCAGAAACAAGCGGGTGATTCGCACTGAACAGAGCCACACCGTCGCCACCAACGTAGGACGACGAGAAGCCATTGTTCAGGACAGAAGCCGCCTTGACCTGCTTCGTGTACGCCATCGCTCGGGCGAGCGCCTTGGTGTATCGCTTGGACAGCGAATCGTACAGGTTGTCTTCAACCGCTTCTTCCGTGATGGAGAAGCCGAGAGCAATCGTCTCGTGGCTGTAGCGAGCAGTCCACGCTTCCTGTGCGTTGTCATACGCAATTGCAGCGCCTTCCGACTTAACCGGAGCAGCACTGAAACCAGAAAGTTTGGTCTCCTCTTCAAACGAGCGTTCGGAGGTCTCAGTTTCGTAGATCTCCTTGTGCTCTTCGCCATAGTTTTTGTACTCAAGGCCAAACAGGGCGTTCAAACCCGGAAGGAGTTCCTTGAGCAGTTGTGCGCGTGAAATAGCCATGTCTTAGAACTCCCTTATTAAACGCCGACGGGGCAGTTGTAAGCGTGACCACCAACAATCAACGAAACGCTCGTGAGGTACGGTGCATTGAACTTCACGATAACTTCGGGATAGTAGGTAGTGCCGCTCGAAACAAACGCCGTGTCTTCGACTACATCGACGATACGCATCGGCAGAGACCGGGTGGTCGCAACCGAAGACAGCAGGAGACCCCGCTGCGAGTCGTTCGTCGTCGTGTTCAGCGCCTCGTCAACCAGTGCAACGTTGGCACCGATATCCTCGTACGTGAACCCGCTCGTGGTCGAGACGTTCAGGGACGCCGAAACGCCCACAGCCTTGAACAGGGTGTTCGGATCATCAGCCACATACGCCGTAACGTACGTGCCGGACTTCACCGAAGTGCCCGAAATCCAAGCCTGCGAGAAGGTCGGCTGACCCGTCACAGTGGACACGAACGAACAGCCCAAGAACACACCGGCAAAGCCAGCGTCCGGGGGCGTCGTCGTCGAGGTGGAAACAGAAATAGTGCCGCTCGAAGTCAACTGAACCGGATCGCCGTAGCCAATGCTCGCAGCACTGGACGCAATACGACGCTGGCGAGTTGCCCCGGCAAACACCTGCCCGCCGATCAAGTTGATCGGCTTCAAGCCATACGGCTTGTCAACAGTAGGATATGCCATTAGTTACTCCAAAAAAGAAGTTATTTGCCTTTGCCAAACGAGACCGTAGTCTTCTTCTCACTGAAGAGGGGCATACGCTCATCGTTCAGCCTCATAAAGTTGTTGTCCACAGACTGCAACTGAGCCTTTGCTTGCTTAGCGTAATAGTCCTCACGCTGCTGCATTAGTTCAGCCGGAGCCTTACACAACAACAACCCGCCGATCTCAATGTTGTCTTTGAAACGTCCATTAGGATCGGCTTGCATCATCAATTTAGGCTGTTCAGAAACCTTTACAGGCTCCCAACCTTCCCGAAATTTTGCGGCTGTATTAGAGGGATCGGCCTGACCCATAATACTAGTCCGTATCCAGCGGAAGACCCAACCATCTTGCGGCTCCGGTTCAGGGAGCGTCTGAGGGGGTTTCCAATCCATTTTGCGCTGTGCGGATTCCCGATTTTCGAGTTCACGTGCGAGTCTATTCTCAGCCATTTTAGTTAGCCTCCAGTTTCATAAGTTCTTTTGCGTACTGTTCATTGCTCAGGCCCAATTTCTTGGCGATAGCAACTTGAGTCGGTGTCAGGCGTACCTGACGCGGCGCGGTTCCCCGCGTTACCGGAGCCACTACATTGGCTGGTTTTGTGCGAGAGGGCTTATCAGGCTCCCTCGTTTGAGTCACGGTATCCCCTTCATCGTTGTCAAACGCCTCGGGGAATCGCTTCCTCATTGTCTCGTCAACTCGGCGGTAATAATCATCGCTACGCGGATCTACACCAGACCGGACTAATTTTTCATGCAGGCCGAGCGCAAGGGCAGTCATCTCCTCGTCCACGTTAAACCACGTATTTTTTTGCTTCCAAGCCTCGGCCTTTTGGTCAATGACTGGAGCCGAATACGTAGGTAACGTCGGTACCTGTTGGTTTACTTGTACTCCTGAATCCTGCTGTTGTAAAGCAGGCTGGAACCGGGCGAACTGTTGCAACTTGAGTTTTGCATCAGTCAGCATTTCTTGAGCAACGGCGATTTGCTCAGCATCGCCAGACTCATAAGCAGTCTTTAGTTTATCTTTCGCTACACCTAGGTCGGTATTAGCCGCCTTAGTCATCTCATTAACAAAGGCTCTCTCCCCCACCCCAAGACGTTGTTTGAGGCGACGGTTCTCCTCCATCTGGGCTTGGGCAAAACGGTAGGTTTCCTCCCGCTCCCGCGCTGCACGCTCTTTTTCGCGGCGCTCGTCATGCCACGCCTTTTTCATCTGACCAAGACGCTTTTTGACCTTATCGGAATACTCCTCAAGGTCGTCATTCTCCAAATCGTTAACTACCTCTTTAGGCAGTGGCTTACGACCTCGGTCTTCCTCGGGTGTGTCATCCTCAACCTTTACTTCAATTTCGTCGTTAAACTCCTGTTTTGATTGAGTTTTTTCTGACTCAATTTCATCAGGAAATTTGAACTCGGTTTGTTCAGTAGCCATAAATTACTCCTATGCGCGACGGATGCCACGGGGGTCTTCAACCACCGCTTCCACCGTGTCGTCGTTGATGATGCGAAACTCACGTCCGTGGATGACCACGCGGGTGCCGGAATAGGGTCGTGTCAGCACAAAATCCCCCTCCTTACACCACGCACCGGTCGGGAAGCGGGTCTCATCCTTGTAGGCGAGGTCTCCCAATTTGACGACGAACAGGACGACCGTCGTCTGCTCCTCGACCTTCTTGGTATCCTCGGCCTTGATGATGCCGCCTTCGTACTCCTCCTCCACGTGTGGCACGGCACACAGGATTCGGTAGCCTTTCGGTTCTGGCAGGAGTTTGGCCTTGGTGGCTTCTTCCTGTGTCTTCTCTACATTGATGCTACTCATCGTCGCGCTCCAAGCGTTTTGCAAGGTCTTTTATGTGGTTCTTTGCGAGTTCAAGACCCTGTAATACCCCGCAAAGACGTTTGTATTCACCTTCGTCCAATTTGCCTTGGATAAGGGTGTCTACGATCAACATGCGCTCTTCTTGGAGTTTTGAGTCCAAGTACTCCAGAGCGTTTGAATAGGACATTTACTCCTCCTTTGCACCTTTCGGCGGTCGTAGCGCAGCCCGCATGGCTGCGTCT